AGAGCCAGACATATCCGTGCCGATACAAGTAGGTATTGACTTTGGTTTGACCCCTGCTGCAATCTTTGGGCAGAAGTTGCAAAATGGTCGGTGGCAGATATACCATGAGTTGGTTACATTCGATATGGGGTTAGAGCGATTTGGTGCCATGCTCAAGTCAGAGTTAGCCTCACGATTTCCCAAGTATGATGTGCTTGTTTGGGGCGACCCAGCAGGTTTGGCACGAGATCAGATATATGAAGTTACAAGTTTTGAGCATTTGAAATCTATAGGACTGCTAGCAAGACCCACAGCAAGTAACGATTTCAGAGTAAGAAGAGAGGCAGGTGCCATGCCGATGAACCGACTGATTGAAGGTAAACCTGGTATACTTATTGACAAGAAATGTCAGAGGCTACGCAAAGCTCTAGCTGGTGGGTATCACTTCAAGAGAGTGCAGATATCTGGTGGTGAGCGATACAGAGATACACCAAACAAGAACGACCACTCTCACGTTGGGGATGCGTATATGTATCTTGTTCTAGGTGGTGGAGAGCATAAACAATTAACTAGAGGACATAACCCAAAGTTCAAACAAGCAGTTGCGAACACGGATTTTGATATATTCGCATGACAAGTTCAGCTAAACGTAAAGGTACAAGAGTAGAAAACAAAATAGTAAAGCTATTCCAATCTATGGATATCAATGCAAGGAGACAGCCATTGTCTGGTGCCTTAGCAGCTTTCCCCCATGATGTGCAAGTAGATTTGATAGGTGGACTCAACTGTGAGGTCAAGGCTAGAAAAAATGGTGGTGGCTTTACAACGATCAAGAAGTGGAAAGGCTCTGCTGATTTACTGATACTGGTAGAAGATTACGAACAACCTGGTGTGTACATGGACTGGGTTTTGTGGAAAGAGATAGCGATGAGACTGAAAGAGCATGAATGAGACGACACTAGAATATCTTTTCAACACTAGTGGCACAAGTCTGTCAGTTGTACCGTTTCGTTCTTACTTGCTAAATATTATGGACCTACATGAGCATGACCAAGCACATCTTGATCAGATGCCAGAGTATGTATCATATTTAGATAGTGCAACGAGAGATGCTTATGGATACTGTGTTCTTGACAATGGTAGACCTGTTCTTTGTTTCGGTGTTAGTCCACAATGGTATGGTGTCGCAGAGCTTTGGATGATACCAGATAAGCATTTACTAAGAAAGCATAGATTTATATTTCATAGAGGGGCAGGTAAGTTTATGGACTTTCTTATGGAAGAGTTGAATTTACATAGAATCCATGTTACAGTTTTAGCTAGTAATATAAAAGCACTTAAATGGATTGAAAGTATATCATTTCAAAGAGAGGGTGTGCTAAAAAAATATACGTTTGATAAAAAAGATATGATAATGTATAGTAGAACCAAATAGGAGATGCGTAATGGGTATGTTGATCAAACCCCCAAAATACACAAGACCACCAGAGCTAGACGCTACAAACAAAGCTATTGAGCAAAGAGAGTCAAGAGCTGCTGCTGAAGAGAGAAAGCAATTGCAACAACAGGCTGCACGAAGAGTTGCAATGCGTAGAGGTGGGATCAAAGGATTACTTTCCCCTGACAGGGAAAATGCATTGCTTGGTACTAATGACACAATGATACAAGATGAAAATATAAGAAACCCATATGATATGAGTTCTCTTAGAGGTCCAGGTGCATAATGGGTGGTATTTTTAGAAAGCCAAAGAAGAGAACGCCACCGACTCCACCTGGTCCAGTTACAGACCCTAGAAGGGTAGAGACTGCAAAGAAAACTGCACCTGAACAAAAAAAGGAGGAGCCAACACCTAGCTCACGAATCGGTAGAAATGTTGTAGGGGGTCAGTTGTTAGGCTTTGACGATAGTGGATCACAACTAAGTGGTATAAGGAATCCAAGAGTATGACGTATATAAGAAATCCAAAACTAAGAATATTAGATGACACACAGGTAGAGAATGGCTAGAAAGTTTGCAAAAGTTGCTAAGTCAAAGAAAGGTGTGCCATTGAAGTATTTGTCTGGTGCAAAGAACCCAAAGGCAAAAGAGTCAGAGATATTGAGAACAAGACGTTTATACAAAAAAGGATTATTAACTAAAGCTATGATGGATGAGATATCCAAAAGGAGAGCAAATGCCTAAGTACCCTAGTAGTTACACTTCAAAGTTTAGTAAGTCAACACTTGACAAAGTATATAAGAGAGGTCTTGGGGCATATTATAGTAGTGGTTCACGAAACGTATCAGCACAGGCTTGGGCTATGGGAAGAGTAAAAAGTTTTGTAACAGGTAAAGGTGGTGCAAGGAAAGCTGATAAAGACCTGTTACGTTCCAAAAGGAAAGGATTAGTATAATGCCAGGAACAATGAAGATGTATAAGATGAAAAAGAAATCACCATTAAAAGGTGGTCAAGCAAAGCTAGACGCAAACAAAGATGGTAAAATTAGTAAAGATGATTTTGCTATGCTGAGAAACAAAAAGAAGAAGGCTTAGTCATGGCTTATCATACAAAAACAAAAAAGACAAAAAAGAAAAAGAAAAAACAAACAGCACGTTCTGCTAGGAAAAAAGGATTAATGAGGTATTAATGTCCATTGAGGATTTCATAAAAAAAGAATATGGAGCTAGATCTTTAACTAGCACTAGAGCTGTAACTAATAAATCACGCAGAAAAAAGAAAACAAACGAAAGTTTTGAAAAGTATTTTGCAAAGTTTTATAATCCAAACGCTAAAGATAGCCTAGCAAAACAGAGAGCTGACATGAGAGATCGTAGATCAGATTTTAGTTCTATGGTAGATGCTGGGGTAATTAGCACAACAAAGCAAGGTGTGGAATTGCTTGGCAAGATAAAAGATAAGGAGACAAGACCAGAGGTGGTTAGTTATATGTCACGTTTATCTGACTCACAAATAAGTGAGTTGCAAACTGTTTTTGATAGACGTGTACAAAAAATGCTATTCCCAAGCATAGCAAGAGGTATATTTAATGATATGACAACATCAGCAAAAGAGCAGAGAGAGCAAACTACTGCACAAGTTGATACAACTTTAGGTTTTGGCAACGCTCTAAAAAAAGGGGCATCAGTTGTTGGTAGCTTAGTTGATGAAAAGGGTTTTAGTGTAGACCTTGATCCATTTAAGGGTGAGTACTTTGTGAGATACAAGAAAGAGTTCTAATGGTTGCAAAGAAGTACCAAAACCCAAAAGGTGGATTGAATCAAGCAGGTAGGGATTTCTTCAAGAGAAAAGAGGGTAGCAACCTTAAGTCCCCACAAAAGACTGGCACAGGACCAAGAAGAGTTTCTTTCGCTGCACGATTTGCTGGTATGAAAGGTGGCATGAAAGACGAGAAGGGTAGACCAACAAGACTTGCATTAGCACTCAAGGCTTGGGGTTTTAGAAACAAAGAAAGTGCTAGAAATTTTGCACAAAGGCATAAAAAGACATGATGAAATTAGACGCAAAGCAAGTAATGGATAGGTCAAAGAAAGCGTTTGCACGAAAAGACTTATGGCGTACCATATACGAAGATTGCTATAGATACGCTCTCCCACAAAGAAACTTGTATGACGGATACTATGAAGGAAATGTACCTGGTCAAAATAAAATGAACATGGTGTTTGATAGTACAGCAGTACATTCTACTCAAAGATTTGCAAACAGAATACAATCAGGGCTTTTCCCACCATATAAAAAATGGTGCAGACTAGAGCCAGGTGAAGATATACCTATTGAAAATAGAGCAGAGGTGCAACAGGCACTAGATGTTTATTTAGACAAGATGTTTACAGTCCTTCGTCAATCAAATTTTGATTTGGCTATGGGTGAGTTTTTACTTGATCTATGTGTCGGCACAGCAGTTATGCTCGTGCAAGAAGGTGATGATGTCAACCCTATACAATTTACACCAGTACCACAGTATCTGATTGCTTTAGAGGAGGGACCTTATGGTACTGTAGATAACGTCTATCGTAAATATAAACTTAGAGTCGAGGCAATCAAAAGGCAGTTCCCAGACGCTGAAATACCAGAGAGCTTAATAAAACTTATGGAGAATAAGCCTCAAGAACAAGTAGAATTATGTGAGGCTGTGATAGTAGACCCAGAACGGAAAGATTACTCTTATCATTTAATTTATGAGAAAACTGGAGAAGAGCTGTTACAAAAACGTATGGATGAAACGCCTTGGATTGTATCACGATACATGAAGGTAGCAGGGGAAACCTTCGGAAGAGGTCCTCTTGTATCTGCTATATCTGACATCAAAACACTTAATAAAACGCTAGAATTGCTATTGAAGAATGCATCGATAGCCTGTGCAGGTGTCTATACAGCAGCAGATGATGGTGTAATCAATCCATCAAATATAAGAATAACACCTGGATCCATAATCCCAGTAGCTAGAAATGGTGGACCACAAGGAGCCTCACTCGCTCCGTTACCTCGCTCTGGTGATTTCAATGTCTCTCAAATTGTAATCAATGATTTGAGGATGAACATAAAAAAGACATTGCTAGATGACACGTTACCACCAGATAATATGTCTGCTAGGTCGGCTACTGAGATTGTGGAAAGAATGAAAC